TCAATCCAGTCAACAATGTTTGTGCTACAGCCGCGGCTTTTATGGCTGCGCCTAATGCCCTTATGGCTTGTACTGCTTTTGCGATAGCGATTACAGTACTTGCGGCAAATGCACCTGCGATTAATGCACCTAATACTTGTATTGTTTTTCTAGCATCTTCAGCACTTAATTCAAATTTAGATATCTCTTCTAATATTGGTGCAATGGCTTGTAATGCAACTAATTGTAAATTTCTAAATGCAACTTCTATTTGACCAATAGCGTCTGCCGCTAATCTTAGATTGCGCTCTACATCGGGATCTACTGCTTGATTGAGACCATCTGCTAATTTTTTAAAGTCTACGCCGGCTGCTGATTTACCAAATAATTCTGTAGCAATGCGTGTCTTATCAAAACCATTTTCCATGCCTGCAAGACCTTGCACGACACGATTGAATAATTGTTCGTCAGATAAATTCTCTATCTCTTTACGGCTCAAACCTAACTTAGTCAATGCATCTATGGCTTGTTCGCTGCCTTTTTCGATATCACCTAAACTTTGACTGAATGCCAAGAGCATTCGTCCACCACTATCGAATTGTCCACCGGCGGCTTCTAATGCTGTGCTTAACTGATATATCTTACCTACACTAAGACCTGTAGCATCTGCTAGATCGACAATACCATCTGCCATTCTGGCTGCACTTACTGCCAATGCGGTGAACGCGGCTACACCTGCAGCCGCAGTTCTATTCAATGTAGTTTGTAGACCGTCTAGGCTATCGTTTAATTTTTCGACTTGCTGTTGACCATCGACTGTTACTTTAATTTTATAATTGTCTACTGTTGCCATTATATCTTGATCCCTAGTTTGTTATACACATAGTCACGAACTTCTTTGATAGTAGGTTCAGTCATACCTTTAGGTGCTTGTGTTGACCAACCTTCTTCTAATCGTTGTGCATATGGGTAATTTGCTTGTATCTCATTATTGCGTAACACAGTCTTGCGTCTTGCATTACCAGGTTTATAATTCTTAGGTGCTCTGCGTGATTTCCAACGATTTGGATCTCCGATCGGAGTATTGTCTTTATAAGCATCATAGGCGACTTTGCTGATATTTTTATCATCAAGTGTCTCTAATACTTTGTTAAGACGATTCACGCAGTTGCTAGCCATTTACTTTTTTCCTTTTTTGATGATCGATTGTAACTGATCTTGGCTGAGATTGTACATCTTAGGATCAAGTGTGCCGCCTTTGCTCTTAGCATTTTGGTATTTCTCGTAGGCAGCAAGGACATCGGTGATCATGAAATCATAGGTAGTGGCATCTGCTTCTACTTGACTAGGAAGCATATGATATTTTTCTGCCATCTTACCTATAGTAATCAATTTGGCTGATCTCCAGTCGTTTGGATCGATGCCTTGCTCTGTGGTTTTCCCAAGATTTCTCCAATCTTATTGATTGCCGCGGCAGCGATATCGATGGGTAGATCCTCGTCATCAGCAAGTACACGATTGCCCTTCTCATCTAAGATCATGGCTTTCATCATCTTATCTAATTGTGCGAATTCGTTGTTGCTTCGTGCTGAGAAAAAGTCAAAGTATGTTGACATCCGCACGATATTGAAAGTATGAAATGTGATAGGTTCACCATACTTGACTACAAGATCCTTGTCATCAAGAACAATCTCTACTAGTTCTGGTTTGCTTGCAAAATCTTTGATATTCACTTGTTATCTCCTTTATGAATTGTTGTAATGTATTTATTAATTACCGGTATACTTGTCATAGTGTTCTTCCAGTAATTGATTTAATAATGCTAGACGAAAGGCTTGTTTGGCTTTCATCTGTCTGATAGTGGCTTCCATGTTAGTTAACATTGGAAGTAATTTTGCCTCGTCGGCGATTAGACTTCTTAATTTTTCTTCCTCAGTCTTTAGGAAGGTATTGTTATTAGTATTCATTTGTTCACCTATAAAGAAAAAGAGAGCAGATTGCTCTGCCCTCTTTCTTTGGTCATTAGACCTTAGGACCAGATCCCATATCGCCATTGACAGCGATTGTGAGTGGTGAAACCCACACAGGACTGTCTGGTGATACTGTTGGTGCTACGCTACTTAGATAACCCACTCCACTATAGTAGAATGTGTTAGCAGGTGTTGCGTTACCAACATTGGCGCTGTTGTTCAACTGAAGTCTGAAAGCAACTTCGATACGGTTCTGTGATAAACCGCTGACACCATAATATTTTGCTGAAGTATTGGCTGCGGCTGAATCACCGAAGAATCCTTCATCATCTACTACGATGTTAGTGCTGATCTCATTGTCGCTTGGTGTAGTGACTTTATTGATACTTGCAGAACAGAAATCTGTCCATGAGAATATACCAGTGCTATTAGTTACTGTTACATCTTGCAAGCAAGTCACATTCAATAGGTTTGCTCCACCGAGAAAACCATTGCCAGTCAAGCCGACATTTGAGTTAGCCACATCAGTTGACAGCACAAGTGCAGGGAAAGTACCTGTCTCGTTTACTGTAATGTATGCCATTTTATTGTCTCCTTAAAGTTAGTGGCGTCAATCATTAAAATTCAAGCGTTTTAAATTGAAAGTATAGGTTCGTTTTTCACTACGATTACCGATAACGATATCTTGAGTAAATGTCACTTCATAATATCCATTAAAGAAGGCTGCATCAGCACTCATGTTTTGTATGCGTTCTTCAATGAAAATCCATTTAGGATCATCTTGAATACTGACAAACAAAACACTAAACTGATCAGTCATCGTATAAATGCTACCGCATCTAGTGATACCTAATTGATTTACTTCTCTACTGATAGTAGAGACATCATCAACATAGACACCATATGGCACGATATCATCAGTAGCAGGATATATACCTGACACTTCAACGATAGGGACAAGATTTCTTGCCACTACATTGATGTAGTCGATAATATTCTGTTTTACGATTAATGGAACATTACTCATTAGAAATACCTACGATCACCGTTGAAATAATCTACATCTGCTGTCCAATTCTCTTCTAACTTAGTCGTTGGACCGTTAGGAGCATCTTGGTTTAGATCATAGAAGTTCATGAGTTGCAATGCTTTCTCCCATTCAAAAGTATATCTACGCAATGCATGATCATAGTTGGCTCTGTCAACATCGTTGACATTGCTGACATCTGATACGATACTTTCGTAGAATATCTTTACAGCCATGAATGTATCAAGGCGTATCAATGTCTGATCATTTTTGATGAGCAGGCTTGGATTGAATGAAGATATCAATGCACCATTAGGTAAGTTAGTGTAATATGTTGCCCCTAACACCGTATCGCAATACTTGGGCCACCAACCAAATTCAAGTTGATAAAGGATCTCTTGACTACCTACATGGAAGTAATCATCCCAATTGACTTGCATCTGAGCGGCGCGGCGTTCTGCGGCAGGATCATAAAAGATTATGTCTTGCACAGTTGCATTGCTGATTCGTTGATAGGGGACTGACATAGTAAACTTTTCCTATATTATTTCAATATTACTGCTGAAGAATGTTGATTGCTCCACCGCGTCTTGGGTCGGCTACGCCTGCACCCATGTAAGCGAGACCAGTCAACCACATCTGCAAGCCACCTGGTTTCTCACCCATCTTGATCTGCAATCCTTCTTTGAGAACTGTGAAGATCGCAGTCTCGTGGAAGTAACCACCAACAAGCACTGGGCTTGCTGATTGCTGACCTAACAATACGCGAGTAGTTGAAGGTAAGAATGTAGTAAAGATTACTGCGCAACCATAAACGCTTTCGATGCGTCCAGTTGACAATAATTCGTTACCAAGTGCAGATAGGTTTGAACCACCTGATTGGCTTACTGCACCACCAGTCAATTCAGCGAGCATACGATTCAATGAAGAACCATCTTGTCCTGCTGTTGCTGTAGTAGTTGGAGTAGGAGCATCACCGTTGCTGTCCAATACGATGATTGGAGTGCCTGGTAGGCGAGCAACTTTGTAATTCTGCTTGACATTACGAACTAGTTCTAATACGCTAGCGCTAGTGAAGCCATTAGTCCAACCAGCAGTATTGCTTGGTAGACCAGCAGTAATCAATTCCATTGCACCAAGTTCAGTTGGACGAGCAAAGCCGTCTGCTGGTGTTGGGCTATAGTTAGTGTTACCTGGTGTTGCCTTGAATGATAAGAAGGCTTGACATACACGAATGTCAACCTTTTCACCATATGACTCACCTAGTTCAGCACCTAGTGTTGCGGCTAATTCGAATGATGTAGTCCATGCGTAGAACACATCGAATGCAGTAGCGGCAACTGCTGGGGTTGCTGTGATGCTTCCCTGACCAAGAGCAGGATTCTGCTCGACGGCTAGAGGAGGTGAACCGAAACCATCACCGCCGCTTGAACCGGCTGGGTTATAGTCTTGGTATGTGATTGGTGCAAAGTTAGGCACCAAATATTGATTGCCCTGATTAGGGGCTACGACCTGTGTAAACTCTACGAGTCCAGTGCTTTCATGCATGGCGCGCAGAGCAAAGTTTGCAATAGCGGTTGTAAATCCATCACTTTCATTATTACCGCCACCTAATACATATGCCATTTTAATATCTCCTTAAGTTGGCTTATACGATCTTTCTAGATGCTGTAGACACAGTAGCAGTCACGCTTGCACCCTTAAGACCAACACGCTTGCCTAAGCCCATCTTGCTTGCCCATGCATTGAAGGCAGCAGGATCTTTGCTATAGTCAGGTATTGTGTCAGGAGGTGCGCCAGCGAACTGACTTTGACCTGGTCTCAATCCAGAACCGCTTGATAGACTATTTTGCTTGAGTAACTTAGGGTTACCTTGAGCAACTTCTTCTACCAAACCTTTTAAACTTAATGGATTACCGTCCATTCCATATCGTTCTTGACCCTTCTGATTGATGATTGAATAACTGCCATCACGCTTGAACTGTAGATTACTCTTGATCTTTTGCAATGCATAATCTTGTAAATCAGGATCGAATCTATCGCCCATGTTGCGTAATATCTCAGTATCCAATTCTTTCATACGCAATGCTCTGTCTTTTTGAGCAAGATCGCGTTGAAGTCTCATGAACTGATCTCTTAGATCGGTACTGTCATCACTTACATCACGCCCCATGCGTGAGTTGTCAGTAAGTTCTGACTCCACTGGCTGTGCGTTGCCACCGCGTTGTTGACTTGAAGTACGAGCCACATATGCTAATGCTGCCTCTACGCTTTCAAAATTTTGACCGCTTGCTTGACTCAATGCGTTCAAAATAGAATTTGTAGTGCTTTTGCGAATAACACCTGGGTTAACTTTTCCATCACCAGCATCATTTGTAACCTGTTCTGCATCAGGGGCACTAACGGAGCCATCGAGTTGATTTTCTAACATTTAATTTTCCTTTATAGTTATATCGTAACAAACGAATTAATTTATTACCTACCTGTGTTGATGCCTTGCAATTGTGTTGCAATCGCTTGGCTTGTATAATAACTTTGTCCGGTATATGTAACAGGTGTACCTATACCTTCATCATTATATCCTACGCCATAATCACCTGCGCTATCATACTCAGTATCATCACCATACATTGGTTCAGTCTCGCCGAACTCTTCTGGTGTACTGATCTGATCGCCAAGATCACGGCTCAATATTTGTTCATTGTCTTGTGTCATCAAGTCTTTGACTTGCTGATCTTGTATAGTCTCAATATAAGCCTGCTCATACTGCGGGATCTTTTCAGCAGGTGCGAGCATGCCAATGATTTCTTTAGTGATAAGACTATCAATGATAGGATTATTTTGCACCATGGCTTTAGCCTGACCCATAAGGGCTAATCTATAGTTCGTGTCATGTGCTTCATAATCTGTGTTGTAATGTACTTCACCTGCCCAACGCATTCCCATGAATCGTGCGGCATAAGTGAATATCAATTCTTCTGTGACTTCCATCAAACGGGCTTTGCTCTTTGCGAGTCTATGTAATGTTTTTCGTTCCTCTATGATAGCGACGCCACTTGCGATTTGATTCTTTGTATTGCGTAAACCACCAAGACCAGTTAATGCTTCGATCTGTTCAAGTATTTCACGCTGGCGGCTAGTAACTTTATCGACATCGCCAGTATCGACTGGAATAGTCTCTACTTGACCTTGACTTGCACGAACTATCGCACCTGCGTGTACTGGAATGGCTACGCCTTTATCTGCACGAATGATAGTCTTTGCGAACTGTACTGATGTGTATGCTTCACATTCTAATTTATAATGTTCTCTCTGTGCGTCACTTGCGCTATCAATATCGCTAACGCCTAGGTCCATTGTTCTTGGATCACGGCGACCATATGCTATGAAGCCTGGTATGCTCATACCTGCAGGATAAGTACCTGTACCTATCTCTTCTACATCGTTCTTGCTGACATTCTTACCTACACGGTAATTCTTCCAATAACTTGGATATTCGTCAGTACCAAGATGATAGCACTTCAAATAATAATTGTCCTTGTCTTCGGCTTCTAATACTTTGACATGCTTGACCATTGGCTTGCCACCGAACCATTCCCATTCCCAATTCCATACATTGAGTGGATTGACTGCGACCACATAAGGTCTGCCTAGATTGCCTTCATCTTGTTTAGGCATATCGACAAAGACCCAGCAATATCCATATATGCTAGTGAGATCGCCTACTTGTTCCATGAAACTATCCATTGATCTGTTTTGTAGATCAGCGTCAAGTAACATGAGTTGTGCCCACTCTGTGTTATCAGGATTGATATATTGTCCTGTTGGTGTGCAGAACTTTAATTCGCGTTTGATGCCTGGTTCAAACAATACATCGTTGATGGTGTCAACGATATAACGGCATATAGGTTGTGCGACTGTATTGTTTACTAGATCAATATAAAGATTGCTATCTTCGCTTGGTCTTTTCTTGCGCACATATGTCTTAAAAATCTGTCCTCCTAGATATGCATACTGGTATGCTAACATCTGTTCATAGACAGCGTTGTATATAGGATTCTTATGAGTTAATTCATGTACATTCATATTTGTTTCCGTTGACGATTATTCACTATCGTCTAGATATTCATAATAATCGCCACCGAATTTTTCATCGAGGTATTCTTCTTGTTCCATGGCAGCGTATTCTTGTGGATCCATGTCCATGACATCTTCGGTCTCTTGACCATACATGCTATATTCGTCTAATGCTTTCATGACTTCTGGGAACTCACCAAAGGCTCTGTCGATCTCTTGACTGCTGTGTCCCATATCTGTAAGATATCTCACGACATCTTTGGCGAGATCATAATGATCGTCTTGTGGAATATAAAATTTACTGATGTTGTACATCTCGACCATCATGTCAAAATCCATGGTTATACCTCGTGTTATGTATAATTTATTTATGCTTTCTTTTTAGGATTATATGTGTAGCATTCATCGTGCTTGCGACTGAACCATGTCACATGATCTGTGCCTTTGCAATGCTTACATGTCTTATATGGATTCTTTGCTTTTTGAAAGTTTCTACCATATTTCTCTACTATGCGCTTATGCCTAGTCATGCCAGTACCTTCTACTAGATGATCAGGATTCGCACAATGTTTTGTGAGGCATGTATGTTGTATTTCGCCATCACTATCTAGACCTTTATGTATACCAACGACTCTATGAACTGTTGTCATCTTAGGTACTCCATTGTCGCCACGGATCATACCATAACCTGCATTATTCACTGGTCCAGTCCATAACCAGCATTTACTTTTATCTTCTGGTATCTCTATGCGTTTCATCACGCGATCATATGCGCTTGTAGTTTTTGACTTCTTGCGTGGTTTTTTGTTTTTCGTAAACATACTATTATTTAGTATGTTTGATAATCTTCATTTATTTCGTCACCACTAATGATGTCTTCCCATGTTGGCCCACCAGGATATAATGGACTCTCTGGTTTATATTTGTTCGCAGGATCATTCATTCGTGCATAGCGTGGATCCATGCCTACATACTCATGTATCTTTTGATCATGTTGTATTGGGAACAAATGATGTATACCATAACGCAAGCAATCACCTAATCCGTCAATGTGAGCATACTTCTGTTCAGTATACTTCACTAGACGCTTGCGACTACCATCTTCGAAATGATATGTGGTCAATGCTTCTATCAATAGTTTGTCATCTTTCTTGATACGCAATCTATCTGCGTTGATGAATCCATTCACAGTATTGTCTGTATCTGAGATCAATGGATTGCTCTTGCGACTAT